GTGCCTGTGAGGCCAGTCGTCCATACAAAGTGATCCAGAATCTTCTTGGTAGCCTTGACCCGATCAGTGGCGCTGTTCTTCATTTTGCTGATCTCATCCCACACGATGCCATTGAACGGCAGTGGCCGGTTCTTCTTGACAAAGTAAGTCTGCAAAGTTTCAGCGAGCCATTTCAGGTTCTCGTAATTTGTCATATAAATGTCAGCAGGACGCAGTAGGGCACGGGTGCGCTGGTCCTTGGTGCCTGTGACCATGCTGAACGTCAAGTGCTTCGTATGCTCCCACTTAGCCGCCTCCTGACGCCACACTAGCCGGATGACCCTGATAGGTGCCACGATGATGACACCCTTGAGAAACTGAGTACGGATGAGGTGGGCCAGCGTGGTCAACGTGATAACGGTCTTTCCCAGCCCCATGTCCAACCAGAGCATCGAGTTGGGATGGGTGCACTGGAAGTTAACAGCTTTCTTCTGGTAGTCGTGCAGCAGATTAGGTGTCAGCATGTACCCACCATCAGATCAACCATCAGCTTCCCAGCGTCCACGTTGTCAATCACAAACACGTTTACTTTTTGCTGCCTGAGCCGGGTGTGTTCTCTGTCCTGAGCATCGGTTGGCTTTTGCCCCTCACGCTTGAATTCACAGAACCACATACGGCCATCAGGTGCGATGAACAGACGGTCAGGCACAGCAGCCCGTGCGGGGCTGGTGAACTTGTACGCAAGCACACCTTTCGATTTGGCGTAGGTGCAGACTCGTTCTTCAATTTGTTTTTCCAGCATCACGTGTCTCCAGTTCAATCAGTTTGTCGAGGTAGTGACGGGCCTTGCGTAGGTCTTCAACACCACCCTTCTCACGCCATCGACTGACGTACTTCACCACATTTCCTTCAAAATAGCCAAGACCATTGGCTGCTATGTAATCCCACGGCTGCACTGACTTATCCTTGTAGTGCGTACCACCGTGCTGAATGTTGTTTACGCCTTCTTGTGGAGAACCCAACTTAAAACGTAATTCATATGATGGGTTTTTCATTTCGTTCTCCATTATTTCAAGTGACTGTTTTGTCACTTCATTCCTCAAACAATGCGGGCAAGGTTGACCCATAAGTTCTCCGTACCATGCGTGTTTCATACAGTGTTCTAAGCTAGACCCAGGCATAATTTCTCCACTTCTTGAATGTAATAATCAAAATCCACCGGCATGGTGGCGTCCTTAATATCGTTGCATATCTGCACGTTCCACCCAGACTCCACACCAATCTGACGCCACACACCAGGCTTCTTAGTTAATGGTGGCATCCACTTCACCAGCGGTTTGCCGTCCTTGGCAATGTAGTACCGACTGGTGTTCTGCACCTTTGTCTCACCCCAAGCCAGATGGCTGGACCGGGGCACCTTGGTGCGTAGCATGAAGTCCATGATGTCAGGCCACTGCTCCACAGTCTCACGGATCGGTGCGCCTTCGATCAGCACCTTCTCGGCCACCTTGGGCACCACCAGACCACCGTGGTTCTGGTGCCAGCCAATGTCATACTCATAGGCACCCTTGCGCTTCACTGAGCCGCTGACATACTCGGCAATGTACGAGTTGACATCACGGATAAACATACGGGAGTAGATGGCCTCCTCAAGCTGGAGCTTGGTGCGTGACTCCCAGGCTGCACGAACCATGTCCACCATCCACTTGTTGTCACGGGGCACACGCACAGTCAGACCATCGGTGTTCACTTGGATCAGCTTCAGGCCATCAATGTGCATGAGTCCTTCGGCCAGTAGGCACAGCAGCAGTTGACCGTTGAGCGTGATGGACATGGTGAACAGCGGGTCGTAGAACACGCTGAACGGGTTATTGCTGTCACCATACACACCATTGAGCGCCAGCTTCAGCATGGCGTTCTCAGCAGTCTTCTTACCGTATGTCTTGCGCTGCTCGTACAGGTGCTGGTAGATGTCGCAGAACGTGTCGCCTAGGTGCGCCGGATAAAACCGATTGGTTATTGCCAAGTTCGGGTAGTAAGAGCTAACGTCAAGATCAACAATAATGCTGACATCATCAGATTCGATGATCTCCGACTCCACTGAACCGTGAATGCCACCAAGGCCAAAAACAAAAACAAAACCGTCCACGGTGCAAGTAACATCTTCAAACACTCCCTTGGTTTCAGTGATGACCTGGCCCTTGAGCCAGTTGAGAATCCTGATGAACTCAGGGTGCTGGAACTCGATCCAGGGCAGGATGGTATCTCTAATTGCGATGCTGGAACGCTTGGTTTGCTTGGGTTTGCGACCCTCTGGTCCATACTCATAAGTCGAAACACCGGCTTCTTCTAACTTGAATGTGAAGTAATCTTTGCCGATCTTGGTGTCGTTATGGTTCATGAAGTCACGCTGATACTTCTTGGTCAGGTCTTCACGGAACGCAATCATGTCCAGCGTCTTGAAGTAGAACGCCTTGGTCTGGTCCACATCGTGTGCGTTGTACTGCTTCAGCACAGGCAACTGATCTTGGGTTAATTCGGTGCCCACCTTGAACGGCAGGTCTTCGATGCTGGCGCTACGCATATTGAACTCAAGCACCTTCAGGCCAGTAGCCCGTGCCTTGTTGTCGAAGTGATGTATCTTGTACAGGTCAATCTGTTCGACGTAGCGATCTGAAGGCTTGACTGAGTGCATCCATCGGTCTTCGTCATCCTGGCCTTGGATGATTGCCATAGCCTTGTTGTACAGGGTACGGGCATCACTGTTGCCCATGCGGATCAGCGTATGCAGGACGGGGTAGTCGAACCCCAGGTTATTGAACCCGACCATCCGGGCATTCGTATCCTTGAGATACTGGAGAAACGCGATGATCTCTTTGCTGTCGTTGCGCCAGGGACTGATTTCAAAAGCCCAGCATAACGGTGCATCTGCATGTTCCACCGCCAGCGTGAAGACGTTGGGGTATGTCTCGATGTCATAAACATAATCGTTACTCATTACTATTACCGTTTAAATAGGGTGTGAGTTAACCTCACACCCCTTCACTTACTCTTTGACAAACACACCATTGGGCAGCAGTGTGCCCTTGCGATCCTTGATCTCTTCGTATGCTGCTTCCATGCAGTCCACCAAGTTGATGTCTTGCAACGCACAGTAGTTGATCAGGCAAACCATGACATCACCCACACCGTCACGAATGCCAAATAGGTCATTCTTGATGGTGGCATCAGCCAGTTCACCCAACTCAGACATTGCCTTGAGCAGTTGAGTGGCCGGTGTTGAGTTGGGGATGATCCTCCGGGCTTCCGCCCATTGGAGAATCTTCATCTCGTAGTCTGCGTAACTCATCAGTTGCCACCCAAGAACGAGGGGAGGCCAGCAGGGGCACCAAACGGGGCAGCAGGCATACCAAAAACAGCAGGTGCGGCAGGTGCAGCACCCACATTGCCAAACATGCTTGACGCATCGGATGCACCTTCACCAAACGCAGTGTCATCAGCAGCAAACTGCACAGCCACCAGATCACAGCGGATGCCATTGCCATGCTTGTTCACCTGCAACCAAGGCTTGACAGCAGCGTTGACACGGCAGCCACCGTACATCTTACGGGCCAATTGCTGGAACGCCATTGTGTTGCTCGGGTCAATTGCCTGACCATCGGCTTGGATCATCTGTGGAGCCTGATCACGACCAGCAGTGATGTAGACGTTGCCTTCATAACCGTCATAGGGCTTGAAGGTCTTTTTGTTGACCTTCTCGGAGCCCAGACCAAAGCAGCGCAGCTTGCGATCCACCTGGATCATCTGCATCACGGTGTTGGTATGCTCGGCCCACTTGGCAAGAGCCAGTTCACCATAGCGCTTCATGAACTGGGCGAAGCCAGGATGGTCCTGGGGCATCAGGAATTCAGCGTTGTAGCTGATACGGGTTTGACCTGTCTGCTCATTAACCTGCTTCTGAGGTTCAGCAAGGTGGGGAAATGACAAACGGACATTCGACAAAAAGATAATATCTGACATTTTTTACTTTCAAAATTACATTAACCATGCAGGCAGTGTTTCCACTACCGGCGCTTCCACTGCACTGAATAACGGTGCAGCGTTCATGATGACCGCAGGGCGCTCATCAGAATCATGGGCAACAGTCAGGGCACCGGCCAGCTTAGTGACGTACTCGGTGTTCATCGTCTTGAGTTGACGATCTGACAGTTGCATTTTGACCTTCTCACCAGCCTTAGTCTTCTCCCAGGTCAGCTTCTCAGCTTTGGCAGGAGACACCAGCTTGGTTTCATAGACATTGCCCTTGGGCACACCCATCTTGGTCAGTCGAGTGGCAATCTCTTCTTCGGTCAAGGACCAAGTGCGAGAGCCACGACCATTGACCAGCTTGAGGCCAGCAATAGATTGACCGGCCTTCAAACGGCGCAAGGCTTCCTTCTCCACACCTTCGAGGAGTTGACGCATCAGGGGGGCTGCTTCCATGATCTGAGCGATCTGGGCATCGTCCATCGTGGACGGTTCTTTATCGGCGCTTTGCTGCGCGATGTCGAGTGTGTTACTTACTACTGGTTGAAACATGATTCCGACCTCTTTCATTACGTTACTTGCCAGTGCGGCACAAGAGCCCTTAGCACGACAAAATTTACATTGACTATCACCCGGTACAAGCGGTGCATCTGGTTGATCAGTGGCAGCGGCTTGCTTAACGATTGTACCCATGTTTGCCAACAAAGAACGCACAGAAACCTCGTGCGATGTGATGGGTTTCATGCCACGCATCGCCAGCTTAGGCTGGATGATGGTCATGATGATCCGGCTGAACGGGTAATTGCCATTCACGGGTAGCCTCAAGCCTGCCAGCACCCCGTAGGCGTACTGTTCAAGTTGCAAGTTACCCTCGGCTGTCACCACACCCATGCCGTCCTTGTAGTCAATCAACTCAAGGAAATCAGGGCCAAGAATCTGGCAGTCCACGGTGCCCGACAGGTCACTACGACCCAGCAGGTGCTCGGGGTCCACCTTTTCCTCAGACACAACTGTCAACATGCCACCAAGCGATTGCTCACGGATGTAGTCGATGGCAGTCTTGACCCGTGCAGCACGGTT